GTCCTTTTGAGCTGATCGACCTCAGATGCGAGGTCTTTGATGGCCTCGACGAGGAGGCCGATGAGATTGCCATAGGCGAGACGCAGCACACCCTCCGTCTCGACCACCACTTCCGGGGCAACCGCCTGCACGTCTTGGGCAATGAGACCCATCTGGCGGGCTTCAGACCCGGCCATGCGATAGGTGACGCCCCTCAGCGCCCGCAGTTTCTGAAGTGCATCCGGGACCACGGCGATGTCGGATTTGAGTCGCGCGTCTGAGGACGACACAAAGTTCGGCGCGGTCACCGTGCCGGTGAAGGTGGCGCCTGCCAGCAAGGCAAAGGCGCTGGCGTGGCTGCCATCAAGAAGATCGGCATCAAGACCGGAGCCCGCGCCGTCGACCGTGATGAGCTTTGCCAGCACCTGCGCTGCGGTATCGGAAGAGCCATTTGTGCCCGCAGGACCTTGTGGCCCCGTGGCGCCGGTTGCGCCCTGTGGCCCCGCCGGACCAGTTGCCCCTACAGGACCGGCTGGCCCCTGAGGGCCGGTTTGCCCAAGCTCCACCACCGTTTCAGCGCCAGAGACGCGTTTGAGGAAGAGCTTGCCGTCGGTCACATTGACCGCAAGCTCCCCGGCCGCAAGCTGTGCGGTGGTCGGCACCCGGCCCGCGACCGTCGTGCGCTTGACTAGAAGCGTGTTGGCCATGGCTCAGAACGTGCCCCCATCAAGTGCAATGCCGTCGATCGTCCCACCCGTGATCGCGACGCTGCTCGCGACCTGCGTTGCAAGAGAGCCAAGCCCCAAATTCGTCCGTGCGGTGGCCTTGTTCGGCAAATCGGCAAGGTTTGACGCGGAGGCGAGTTTGCCGGCCACAGCGTTGGTCACGGTGGCTGCAAAACTCGGATCATCCCCGAGAGCGGCCGCTAGCTCGTTCAAAGTATCCATGGCGCCCGGGGCTGCATCGATCAGCGCCCCGATGGCCGCAGCCACAAACCCCGTCGTCGCAAGCTGCGTCGTGTTGGTGCCTGCAACGGCTGTTGGGGCCGTCGGTGTTCCGGTTAGGGCAGGAGAAGCCAGAGCTGCCTTGGTATCAAGCGCCGCTTGCAACCCCGTCACCTCACTGACAGCATGCGCGTGGGTCGCGGGCGGGAAGCTTATCGGTTTGCCGGTAATCCCCGCCCAAGGTGCGGCATCGGCCACCTCGGCCGCATCGACCTTGCCGTCATTGTCGGCGTCATAGGTGGATTTCAGCATATCGCCGGGGCCAAAGGCGACAGTGGCCTGTTGCACGAAGGCGGTGGTGGCGATTTGCGTGCTGTTTGTCCCCGATACTGCCGTTGGGGCGCTTGGGGTTCCGGTCAGGGCTGGTGAGGCCAGCGGTGCTTTCCCCGCAAGCATGCCATCAAGTTGCGATTTGCGGATCAGATCCGTCCCGCCACTGGCGTCTTGGGCGGATTTCGGGACGGTAGCGAAGGTCTTGGCCCCGACAATGCTTTGCGCCCCTGTCAGATCGACAAAACCGCCCTTGCCGGCGAGCGGAATGACGGAGGTTGCATTACCCGCCCCGTCATCCCCCTTGCCCACATAAAGCGTGTCATCGACCTCGTTATGGGCGAGTTCACCTGACTTCAGAGCAGCGGGCGCGCCAGCGAGCCCTGAGATCCGGCGTTTGAGTTGGATGGTATTGGCCATCAGAAGAATCCTCCATTGATGGGTGTATCGGTTGGAAGAATAGTGACCCCGGGCGCGCCCTGTTCACCCTTGTCCCCCTGCAGTCCCGTCCGGCCTTGGGGCCCGGGCTGTCCGAGCAGCCGCACCGCCACCGGCCCAGACAAAATACGCAGCCGGACCGGGTGGCTCGACGTCAGATACAGCCGGATCGGCCCGGTCAGGGGCCGAAGTTCAAGCGACGCCGCCATGGTTCAAAGCCCCTCGCCAACGGGGGGCCGCGTCACAGGCAGGGCCACCGGGATTTCCAGCAGGAAGCCGAGATGGCGGTCGGGGGTCAGATCGGTGCGCACGAGATCGAGGACGACCCCGCCGGGCGCAAGGCTGGCCGTCACATCAGGGGCCAAAACGATTTCCAAGGTACGCCCGTCCAAGCGCAGCACGCTGCCCGCCGCAGTGGAGAGGTCCGCCACCATCGAAGCAGCGGCGATCGTGCTGCGCACTTGGCCCACAAAGCTGGCCCCCTCAGGGAAGAGATCCGCCTCGGCTTCAAGATGCAACCGATATTCGTAGCCGATTAGGATGACCGGGCCCTCCTGAAGTGACGTGGTCATGCATGCCTCCACGGACCATCCGAGCGGCCTGGTCAGAACGAGTTCGATTGAGAATTCAGCCCAGTGCGGCTAAGGGGTGCGCAACTGCAGGGAGGGACGGGCCATGGATCAGGACGACGAACGGCTCGACCGTCTGGATGAGTTGTTGCAGGCGCTGCCGGTCGAGAACGAACCGATGACGGTCAGCGAGCTGGATGGCTTCGTGACGGGCCTTCTGGCCTGTCCCGAGATGATCCCGCCCTCCGATTGGCTCTCGCAGGTCTGGGGCGTCACGGGTGATGCCCAATTCCCCGACCTTGCTGCAGCGCAGGAGACGATCGGGGCCGTGATGGCCCATTACAACGACGTCGCGGCCCGGATCACGCAATCCCTCTGGGTCGAACCGATCTACGAGATCGACACGAACAGCGACGAGACCCTCTGGGAACCTTGGGTCGATGGGTTCACCCGAGCGATGGCCTTGCGGCCCAAGGCCTGGGAGGCGCTCCTCGAGCGGGCCGATGACGAGACCCGCGAGACCATGATCTTCATTATGGCGCTGCAAGACATCTACACCGGGAACAGCAAGTTCAGCGATGAAGAGATCGATCAGATCGACCAAGAAGCCCCCGATCTGATCCCGAACTGCGTGGCGACGATCCTGCACCAATCACGACCCGAAATGGTCAGCGCGATGCCAGCCAATCTCCCCGGCCAGCCGTTCCAGTCCGCGCCTCGCCCTGGCCGCAACGATCCTTGCCCCTGCGGCTCGGGTCGCAAGTACAAGCAGTGCTGCGGCCGGAACTGATCGGCGACGCGCGGGCTCACGGGCGCCATCCGCAAAGCAGTGCGCCGGTCTCGTTGTGGGCGAGGATCTGCCGGGCCGTATCCTCGCTCAACTGATCCGCCCGCGACGGCCGTATCGGCTCTGCCCAATCACAGCCCGAGCTCAAATCGGGATCAGTCGCGCATCCAGCGATCAAGACGGTGATCACGCTCAGCCTCAGACAAAGTCTTGATCTCATGGTGAACCTCTCGGGATATGCGCAGCGCGCGGATGCGGGCCTCTGCCGTACGGATAGCGAACTCGGCCTTAGCTGCGTGGCGCCCCTGGCGCGTGGCGATGCGCAGGGCGGTGACCAGGATCAAACAAAGGGCAGCCCAAAGCGCGACACGATGGCCAAGGCCGGAGGCGAGCCGTGTGACGATGGCGATCATGGTGTCCGCCCCGTCTGATGATCCTCGATCCGGGCCGCGCGGGCTTTCCAAGCGAGTACGATGATCGCGAGGAAGAGGACCGCCCCGATAAAGGGCATGACGACCGGGGCGTAACTTCCCAATCCCACCAGGTCAAAGAGGCGCGTCGCCAGATCACGCCCCTCCTCAGCTTGCCCAACAAGTGGGGCGACATCACTGATCGCGATGCCGGCATAACCTACAGCCCCAAGCGCGATCTGGGCATTTGACGCAGCCAAAATACGCGACCCCTTAGGCCTGCCCGTCGCACGCTCGATCGCCACCGGCCTCGGACGTGCCGCGCCAAGCGCCTCAGTCAAGGCGACATCGATGATCGGCACGAGAGTAAGATCGTTGTCATCGCGGAAGGCGAGAATGGTCGCGCGGGTGCGGGGGCCGATCTTTCCGTCGATCTGCCCCACCTCGTGATAGCCGAGGTCCTTCAGCCGCCGCTGTACCGCCTCGACGGACATCGTTACGGCAGGCGCGACATTGCCCGCGCGCCGCACCCCGAGGAGCTCTGAGACCGGATAGCGCTTTACGTTTACGGCGTCTGCCTGATTGCCCCCAAGGCCCCAGACCCATTGTCCCTCGATCCGATCGATGAAGAAGACATGGCCCTGCCAGCTGGAGGTACCGCGGGGTATGATGCCGATGTCGCCCTGCTGGGCGTCCCGCACCTCGATGGGGATGCCCCAGTCGAGATAAGACCGCGCCGTCAGCTTGCGGGTTGAGCGGATCCCGGCCCGCTCCAGACAGTACCCGACAAAGGCCGCACACCAGGCCACAGAGTCGTGCTCGACCCAGTCGTGACCGACCGAGGCATACATCTCCATGATGACAGGATTGTCGGCGGGGCCCGGGCCCTCGGTCGTACCGATGTAGCTGCGTGCGATGTCGAACGGCGTCATGGTTGTCTCCCATGCAATGCAAAACGCCGCCCCAGATGGGACGGCGTGCAGGATTTCTGTGAGTGGTGGACGGGTTACTTCTTGCGGCCGAGCCAAGCGGCCAGCAGGGCTTCTGCCCCACGGGGGCCCAGATAAGCGAGGGTTGCGACAAACCCGGTCGAGACGGGCTGCGAGAGACCAATGTAGCGGGCCGCCGCCTCCCCGATCAGCGCCATGCCAACGGCCACGGGGATTTCCCAGAGGAGTTCCTTGCCGAAGAAGCGGCGGTTGCCGAGCTTCACCTCGCCCGAATGCCACATCAGCCGTCCGGTGAAGGCACCGATCAGCGTGGTCACTGCGCCTCCGAAGACCGAGTTGATCATGTCAATGAACCCACCGTCATTCATGGGCGTGCCTCCTCAAGTGCCGCCACCCGGGCGGCCAGTTCCTTGACGGCCTCGATGAGAAGGCCAGTGATATTGCCGTAAGCCACAGAGAGCTGACCCGCTTCATTGTCCCGAACCACTTCAGGCAGGACTGTCTCGACCTCCTGAGCGATGACGCCAATCTGGCGGCTGCCACCCATGGTAAAGCGCACGCCGCGCAAGGCGCTGACCAGGGCCAGCGCGTCGGCGATTGTCTCGACCTCCGACTTTAACCTCGCATCGGACGAGGAGACGAAGTTCGGCGCGGTGACGACGCCAGTGAAGGTTGCCCCAGACAAGGCAGCCTTCGCTGCAATCGCCGCATCGTAATCCACTGCCGACTTGGTCGCCATCGTCCCGAGGCCAAGGTTCGTGCGCGCCATGGCAGTGTTTGCAAGCCCTGCCAGATTGCCCGCCGCATCGAGAAGCACGTCCCAGCCCGTATTGGTGGCGTTCCGGCGGCGCAGCACCGGCGGAGAGACAGAAGTATCAACCCAGAGCATACCCGCCGCCGTCGCTGTTGGTGCCGAGGCCCCAGCACTCGTCGATTGCAGGGCGGCGATCACCTCATTGATGCGCGCCCGTACGGCCGCGCCCGCGTCGTTCGCGATCACGAAGCTGGATGTCTGCGCCATCAAACGACCTCATCGGCATAGAGCCGCAATTGGCTGACGATGGGCGTGTAGGACGCATCCTTCGTCGTGAGAAACGCCCGCGCCTGAACTGCGCGGGCCTCGATTTCGTGGTTGTCGAGCCGGCCCCAGGGACCCCAGTTCGGCGATGCGGCCGGATCGTCATCGGTCTCGCGGATCTCGAAGAGAACATCGATTTCTGCACCCGCTGACCCATCAAAATCGGCCCAGCTGTCCATCATCGTGGTCCTCGCATCAATCCGGTCATTCAGCGCGAGCGCTGCCACGCCGATTTCCGAGCGCAGTCGCACGCGTTTCACAGCCCCAAGATCAAGCCCGGCGGCAAAGGCGTATTGCCCCTCCATCGTGGAGACCTGTGTCACGCCATTTGCGGTCACTGTTGCCAGCGTCAGGTTCGCACCTGTGACCTGCAGCCCGGATTTCGGGCCGAAGAAGCCGGGATCGGCCTGCAGGAAGTCCAAGGTCGAGAAGGCCAGAACCTGCGCGCCCTTGGTGGAGGCTCGGGTTTCTGGACCGGCACGGCCGCCGCTGTCCTCGGCGCGCACCAGGTAGGTACCGGGTTTCAGCGGAACGACGGCGATGGCCTCACCACCCGAGACCCGGTCCATTGAATAGCTGTCAGCCCAAGTGGCCGTCGCTTCCTTCGAATGCCGGATAACGATGTTGCCACCTACACGAACATCGGGATCGGCCGAGCGGGTCCATTTGAGGATCGCGAGGCCGCCTGCAGTCTGTAGTGTGACGTTCTCAAGCTGTGCCGGCGGGGCGGTCAGGCCGAGGATTTCGACCGCTGTCTCCTGCCAACTCGACGATACGCCAAGGACCGAGATGGCCTTCACCCGGAAAGTCCAAGTCCCCGGCGCGATATCGCGGATCTCTAGGGCCAAACCGTCCGTCCGGCCGTAGTCGATCCAGGTGCCCGTTCCGCCCTGACGTGCCTGCAGCTGATACTGCGCGACGAAGCCCGAGGGCGATGCCTCCCAGCTGATCCGCGCCAGAACCTTCAACCCGCCGCCGTCCCGCGTGACGTAGAGGTCTTCGGTGACCTGCGGCGCGCCGGGTGCCGGGATGTCGTAAGCATTGGGCAGCGAGGTGCGTGGGGCGGCTGCGTAGATCTGTTGCTCGGACGCTGACCAGTCGTAGACCAGAGGCGAGGTCTCGCGCAGGACCAGTTCCGGCAGGAGGAGCGCCCCATCGCCCGAGGCCGTCAGATCGAGGCTCACCCCACGAACTTCAAAGGGCTTCGCCGCAAAGCCCCAACGGGCATAGGACAGTGTCACCACATTGCCGACGGTGGCCGCCCAGGCCGAGAGCTTGCCTGAGAGCCGCACCGTCATCTGCCGCCGCGCGCGCTCGAGCTCGATCTTCGCGAGCCGCTGCGCCATGGCGGCCGATATCGTGAAGGGCAGCGAGATATCGCGCCATTTCCGCTCACCGCCGTCCTCGGCGAGATAGACATCCGAGGCATAGGCCGGAAAGTCATCCGGCTGCCAATCGTTCTCGGGACTGACGAACTGCCCGCGCACGCCGTTGAAGTTCGACGACATCGTAACGCGCGTCGCCAAGGTGAGCCCGCCTTCGCGGACGTGGTCCGAGGTGAGCGCGACATCAGGCGCGCGCCATGCGCCCGCGTGGATGCGCCAGGATCCGCTCGAGAAGGCGCAGCGCCCGGCGAAGGACGAGAGCATCCCCTCGATAATGGTTTTCGGCACTTCCGAGAGCGTGATCACCCCGTTGCAGGCATAGCGCAGCTCGGACCCGTCACCGACCAGCGCGACGGTCTCGTCGCAGATGTTGGCGGCCTCGACCAAGGACAGTTCATCAATACCGTCCGGCTGCCCGATCCGAGCGCCGATGCCCCAGGTCGGGTTGGCCATATAGTCGGCAAGGCATAGGGCGGGGTTTTCAGAATAGCCTGCGGTTTGCGTGCGGGGATCCCAGATGTCGTCTTTGCCCTCCAGATCGACCGTGATGTTCGGGATCCCACCCGGGAAGGCGTCCTGGTCATAGGTTAGGCGCAGCCGGATCGCGGCACAGCCCCGAAGCCGGTGGTTCTCGGTCCATTTGTCGGGCAGCGCTGCCTTGAGGCCCGCGAAGGCCGTCTGGTTGGCGGCACCCAGTTTCTTTTCGACGAGGACCTTTCCGGCCCAGCGGCCCTGCGCGGTCCCGGCGGCATTCACCGCCACTTCGCCCTCAAAATAAATGGCCCCAATCGATTTGACTCGATGGGTGGCCAGCACGATCACCAGATCGAGGAACTGGTTGTCCGACCCCGAGGAGTGCAGGAAGACGATGACCCCGCCCTTGCGGGTGCGGCCATAGACGAGATCTCGCGGCACGACGGGCTCGCGGATCGTCACCGTCCGCGGCTGCATCGTTGTCTGCGGTTTCGGCATCAAGGCCTGCGCCGCGTAGGACAGAAGAAGCGTCCCGCCAATCCGCAAGAGCGCGGCACCAATTCCACCTGCAGCCAATACGCCGCTGATCGCCCCCGCGATCGCGGTGACGGCTGTCACGATGAAGGGCATTGAGAGGATCCGAAGTCAGATGGGCCAGGCAAGTCGGCAAGAGGAGAGCGGTACGGTGACAAGGCCTTCAGGGGCCATGCCAACTGCCGTGGCCCCATTGCAAATGCCGAAGCCAAGACCGGTGTCGGCCAGAACGATGTCGCCGCGTTGGGCGAGGAGCACGGCTGGACGCGGTTCGCCTAAAAGTGCGCGACCCATGTCCACGAGCGAGGCCCAGCCCAGGCCGCGCATCACACGCTCTCCGCCGAGCGCGGTGGTGTAGCGTCCGCGCCAGAGGGCCGCGATGTCCTCCCCGCCGGTCAGAATCATGCGCGTCTCGAAAGCGAAGGTCGGGCAGTCATGGACACCCCAGACAAAGGGTTTTGCCCGTGCGGTATCGATCGCCGCTGCGAGCAGGCGTTCCCAGTAGTCAACCCGCATCTTTCAATAAGACCCAAATAAACCGTCATTCTTCAACAATGAATTCACCATACTGAACCTTAACCTCTTGCTCTGCTTCCGAAATGGTTTCGAAAGGCCCTAGGTCATCATATTCAAGAGCTTGGATTATATAGGCACCAGGAACGCCTTTTATGACGATAGAATAGGCTCCTTTGTCCTGTTCGGCAGTCCAAGAACGGACTTCAAGACCATTGTTCAATGCGTCAAACGCCTCGTCACAAAGGGCATCATAATCGTCAGGGATGTTTCCAGAGATAAGCCCAGCACGCACGATTGCTTCAACGTGGTGCTTTTGAAATTTCAACATTCATTCCTCCCGCTGTGCGGAACGAGTCTCCATGGGACGATGCGGAACGTAAAGGGCTATCCACGCCCCCAGGTGATCTCGCGATCCTGGATTGCGGTCACGTATTCGAACCCAAGATCGCCCTGGAACAAGACCTGCTGGCTTTCATGGGTGTAGCGCCAGGTCCGCGCCACGGTGAGATCGATCAGACGGCTCTCATAACTGATGGTGATCGTGCAGGTGTCGGCGTCATCCTTGATTTCGGGGACATCGAGTCTGCCCGAGAAAGCCTGCACCGGATCGGCAATGATGCCGCCATTCTCGGTCAAAAGCCCCAGCCAGATCCGGCCCGGCAAGCCTTGGCGTGCTTCCTCGATCGCCATTTGCACGAGGTCCAGCGGCACGCCGGAAAGGGATATGGCCGTGCCGCCGGCCACGACCTCACCAGTTTCGTCGATGGAACCGAGGCCCAGGAGCGACCCAGCCCCCGACCAGCTTTGACCGTTCCAATTGACCTCTCCCAGTCCCGACCAGATCCGGACCCAGCCCGTTGCGAACTGGCCCTCAAAGAAGATGACCGGCCTGAGGCTTTGATCGGCCAGCGCGGTGGCGAAGGCTACGGTGAGATCGCGGCTCATCAGAGCGCCTCGATGGTTAAAGGGCTTCGCGGGCGGAGACCGTGAAGCGGTGCTGATCTGCCCGGCCGATGACCGAGGGGACCGGGGCCGTCAGGCGCAAAAGGATCGACGGGGCATCGAGACAAAGCAGCGTGCCAACCGGCACCGAGGCCCTGAGAGGTGGTACGAAGGCGAGCGTAGCCTCACTGCCGATGGGCGTCGCATCCGCCGTCAGCTGGTAAAGTCGCGTGGTCGCATCCGTACCCAGCTGGAAGAAATCCCCCGCGCGAAGCCCAAGTCCCCATCCCGCCGTGCGAAGGGTGGATGCCCCAGCGACCTGCGCCTCAGTGACATAGGGATTGCCCGCTGCCAACGGCACCTCGATCGAGGGATCGGGGAACAGAAACCGGCCCCGCAATCCACCAAGCGCGGTGAAGAAGGCCGAAAGCCGCCTGGCCTTAGTCCCTTGGGTCACCGCCATTTCAATCTGGTACTCCCACCAAGAGGCACCCCAGTCCTGGATCTGGGACGTGCCGGTAAAGGGAGAACGCGCCTCGGCAACTGACGTCACCAACCGCCGCTCGAGCGAAGACACGAGCGTCAGCGGCAAAACAGGAATGGCCATAATTTTAGATCACCTGACCCCGGCGCCGCCCATCGGCCACGCTTTCCTTCGCGATGCGGGCGATTTCCGGGATGGCAGCCTGCAGCCGTGCATCGATCTGCTCGGCCACGCCTATCTGTGCACCACGCGCGTCGATGTTCACGGTCACGCCGGTGCCGGCACCGCCATCTCGCCCATACCCAGCCGCCTCACGCCGATTGAGCACGCGTTCTCCCCGCTGAAGAATGGCCGGGACTTCGTCCGGCTTGAGACCTGCCCAGCCCCCTGAATGCAGCCGGGGGGCATCTGCAAATGCACTGACTGGTACCGCGCGCATCGGCCCGCCCGCACCCACCAAGCCGCCCGCATGCCAGATGCTCGCCTTCACCATGGGGTTTGCGGCAGCCGCAGCCCCGCCTCCGAATACCCCACCGCCAAAGACGCCCGAAAGTGCGGAAGCAAGTGGGCCCAACACTGCGTTCTTGAAGGCAAGTGTGGCAAGGTCAGCCAAGATCGAGGAGACCAGCGATTTGAAGTCGAACTTGCCGGTGGTAACAAACTGTCGGAAGGCGCTTTCCGCCGAGGTGAAGGCCGAGGTGAGCGTCTCGCCAAGGCCTTTGCCCCAATCCATCGCGCCCTTGGCATAGTCCGCCAAGGACTTTGTAACCTGCGCCCAGCCGGTCGTCGCCTCTTCGGCCGCGGCCTTTGCGGCGCCACCGGCTCCTCCTGCAGATCGTCCAGCGTCTTCAAACCCCTCAGAAAGCGCGCCCGCCGCCTCGGCAGCACCACTCAGCGCCTCTTCGCCTTCGGTCCCCGCGCCGGTGATTGCCGCCTTGAGCGCTTCCCAGGCTGTCATCGGTCGTGCAGCTGCAGCCGAAAGCATACCAGCTGCCTCGCCATACCCGGCAGCGCGGCCCCGAGCGGCTTCCGCCATGCCCCCGAAGAGATCAGGTGCCTCGATATAGGTTGTGCCCATCGCGGTCCGGAAGGCATCGGCGGCGGCGGTGCCGGCTGCAGATGCG